TGCTGGTAATTGGAATCTTACCCCCAAGAAGGTATTCCCGTAAAGGACTGTTTGGAGGTTATAATTGTTTTGTAATGCCATGACGTAAAGATAAGAAATTAAATGGTATTTGCAAGTATCAATTATTAATAGTGAAAATAGTTGTCACTAACATTATTTGCTAATAGCAACTACTTTTGATTTTACTGAATGATTACGCGAAGTCCGGTCCCGATAGATCCCTTCCCGCCCATAACAGCCCTGAAGTCCATCATAGCGTTGTAGGTGTTCGATTGAATCATAACTAACTGGGCTAAACTATTGGCGGTCACGCTTCCCGTATTTGAGAGAATTCCCTCAATTGATTTCAGGCTAATGTTCTGAAGCGATACGTCTCCCCTAACTGCGTTTAGTAAGCTGGCAAGTAACTGAGCGGTATCTTCTGTTACGCCTTTGATTTCACCTTGGAGACCTTGTTTGGCTTTACCCGTAGGCTTAAATAAGTCAAAGCCATATTTTTCACCTTCTTTCTGGGCATCTTCAAGTCCGGTATTCACGGCATCAATTAACTCTGGTGCTTTTGCGAAGAATCTACCTAAATCATCCATCCAACTTTGGTCTACCATCGCACCGGATATTGGCTTACCATCTGCGCCAACTCCATAGCTTGCTTTCATCTCATCCTGAAGTTGAGTAAATGCACCTTCGAAAGCAGCGTTGAAAATCATGTTGCTAAGAATGTTTTCCATTACCCCATTTACAGAATCTCCAAAAGCTGCGGCTGCATCTGTTCCATCTACGAAAGCTGTTACCAAAGCATTGCGAAGATCGTCACCCAAAGAGCCTGTCAGGTCAGTAATCACCTGCGTGATTTGTTCCCTTGCTTTTTCTGCGGCTTCGCTCCATGCGATTAGGTTTTCTAATACAGCTTTGGTCGCATCGGTTACGAGATTATTCGCAACGAGAGTTTTCGCAAGCTCGGCATTAAATTCACCCTCTTTGGTTATTATTAACGGATATGTCTCTAATAATGGAGCCACCACGTCTTTCTTCTTTTTGGCAAATAGTCCAGCTATTAATCCGACCGCACCCCCAACTATTGCTCCGATTGCTGTCCCTATGACCGGAACTATCGAGCCTATCGCAGCTCCCATCCCTGCACCTGCCCCAATTCCGCCAAGTACATTAGTTCCGCTTACGACATTTTTCTTACCTACAATCGCTTCCGATTTATTGAAAGCAGCCATAGCTTTCGAGTACATGTCATTGGCATTATTCAGCGCCTTTGCTCCATCGACAAGCCTACCTTCATAATTCTTTAGGAATACCGTACCATTAACATCTGAATTTAACCGAAGCTGATCATTTAAGAGTAAGTTGTATTCAAGCTGTTGGGATATGATTGATTTGTAATACTCATCCATAACCCGTTTGCGTTCTTGTGCTGCGCCAACAACCATGCCTATTAGGGATGTTGCGCCAGATATTGCGGCACTATACGCCTCAGACTTGCTTAACCCCTCTTTACTAAAAGCCTTTTGAAGTGTGGTGGCAGCACTCATAAGTAAGCCCAAGGAGTCTGCAAGTTCAGAATTGTATACTCTTACGCCTTCAATTAACTGCTTTGTGCTTTCATTTATTTGTTCCCTTACAGTTAATTCCTTTTTTAAAGCGTTGGTATTAGTGTCTGCATCTAATTGACCTTGTAATAAAACTGCTTGTTTCTGTTGTTCTGGGTCAGTTGATGCCCTAAGTAAGTCTATCTTGCGCTGTTGAATCTTCTTAAAAGTTTGGAAATTAAGCTCGGTAAGTACATTTTCGCGATCAAATCCATTCGCCTTTATTTCATTTTTCTGATATTCAATTTCTTGTGAGAACTCCAATTGTCTAACCCCAAACTCAATATCTAATTCTCGCATTGCTGTCAGGCGTTTTCTTTCAATATCTATACCCAAAGCATTCCCAGCAGGACTATTTACCTCTTTGGCTTTCTTCGCCCAATCGTCATACTTCTCATTCAGAGCGGCACGTTCGCGTTCGATACCATACAAGAAGGCGTCATTTACGTCTCGCTGAATCTCTTTGATTTTATATGCCCAATCCTTATTTATTTTAACTGTCCGCTCTGCCAAATCTTTCTCGGCATTAATCCTTAGCTGAGAATCATGGGCTAAGCCTTCATCTGCCAATTTCTGAACTCCGGCAGTTTTTATTCCTGTCTGCGCAAAGTCTTTAATCTCTCCGGCTGACCCCATCTTAATTCCGGCAGCTTCGTTAAGTTCTTTCAATCTTAACTGCTTCATTTTGTCGATAGCATCAACCCTTTTGGCGTATTCAAGATCGCTCAATGCAAATTCTTTATCCATAGAATTTTCCATGTTTGCGATTCTCGTCGCTGCAATCCCTGCGTCATAATTGGCAAAATCTTCATGATCTTGCTGATATTGGCGATTCAATTCATCTATGGCACGATTGCGTTTTTCAAGATCAGATTCCGTCTTTTTATCTTTCTTTGCCTGTTCTTTATCGTATTGTCCTAAAAGCTGTTCGTTTATGACTTTATACATATCGAACTTCTGCTGAAGATCAGCCACTATCTTTGCTTTATCTGCGGCAGTGCCACCCTCGGTCAATCTGGGAGCAGGAGTAGCTAAAGCTCTGTCTAAGTTCTCTTTTGCATTTGTTAGATTATTCGCAAAATTCTTGTATATTTCATCGTCCGGTAAATTATCCTCAATACTCTTAGCTACATCACGATTCGTTTGATCAAATTGCTTAAGGGCATCAATATCTAATTTTAACCGTTTGGCAAGACTGCCTCTTGGTGCTTCTGCTTGGATTGCTCTTCGTTTTGAATTAGCCTCTTCCTCTCTGCCAACAGAACGGAGGTATGTTTCTTCCTCTGCGAGCTGGGCTATTTTTATTCTTTTTATTTCGTTGTTATACGCCTCTCCCGCGCTGAATTGTTTTGCCTTAATCCTTTGCTCGTCATAACTTGCAGCAATCTTATCCATAGCAATAACCTGATTCTCGGTTATGATTGTGTTCGTGCCATGAAGAGATTTTGTCTGCTCTTCTAACGCCTTTGTTTTGGCGTCAACGTCAGCAATAGAGTTGGCGTATTTTTGTAATGCCTGAAACGCATCGCTATTAATAACCTGTACGGTAGTCGATTTTGCGCCAGCTTTATTTAGCGATTCTTGTAGTAAATTTAATAATCCATCAGATTCAGATATAAGTGCAGGATTCTTTCTTATGGCATTAAACATGCTCCCAATAATACTGGTGGCGACCTGACTGCTAAGTCCGAAACCCTCACCCGACATGGTGAGACCCTTTGTGAGAGATTTTCTTATCTGAGCCTCTGCATCACTAATATCTTTTACCTGACTTTCATTTATAGCCGTAACTCCTGTGGAATACAACTTAGCCCTCGCGTTTGCATATAGAGCTTCAGTGGCTAAATCTATCTTTGATACTACGCTTTCGTAACTATCGCTCTCTTGAATCATACCTTTTAGGTACGGACTCATTACGGAGTTCAATTGTTTTATCGCATCGGCTCGCTCTTGTGTTCCTTCTGCTGCACCTTTTAATTTCTGCATTAAAACTTCTACCTGAGTCACCGTAGCTGTGGCATCTGCGGCAGTTTCTTTAAAAATTCCATCTAATGCTTTTTGTAATTCCTTGGCTCTATCTGTTGCTAAAGCCATATACGTAACCAATCCAGCAATTGCGGTAAGTACGATGCCTATGGCGTTTGCCTTCATTACTACGGCTAATCTTGCGAATGCACCGGATGCAAGATTCGTTGTCGCGGCTAATGCTATCTGAGAACTTGACATTGCTACGTTTGATGCAATATTCGCCCTCATAACCCCAATTGATGCTACCCTTATTGCTAAAGACGCCTTTTCATATACATTTATCAGTATCAGTGCAGTCTTGTAGGCTCCATACATCGTGATGACAGTTCCCAAAACTTGTACTACCTGTTCCCAATTACGCATAAGGTTGGTAAGCATATCTACTCCGCCTTTCAGCTTACTGCTCTGCCCCTCACCAATAACGTTTAACATTATCTGATAGGCATCCTTTAAGTTGGAAATCTTACCTACTAAAGTCTCAGATTGCTTCTTCTGCATTTCGAAGAACATTCCACCAGAGCTGGTCAAGTCGGTAAATATTTCATCTACCATCTTGAAAGAAACCATCCGGTTCGATATTTTTTCAAAGACTTCTCCGGCAGAAACTACACGACCTTCAAGTTTTCCGAACTTGTCCGCCAACTTGTCCACTATCGGAATACCAGCCTCTGTAAATTGCCTAAGCTCCTGTCCTCTTAGCACCGTTGCTGCTTTTACCTGACCATAAGCAAGAATTATTCGATCCATATCCACACCAAGTCCGGCAGATACATCCGCCAGCTTCGTCATGGTTCCAAATAACTTATCCGTCTCAATTGAGAATGCAGCGAGCTGTTTGGTGTCTCTTAATAAATCCTGAAAAGTAAAAGGCGATTGTACCGATAGTGTTTTGACCTGAGAGAATATTTTATCTGCGGCTTCTTTGTCTCTGACAATTGCACGTAAAGCAACCCTCTGAAGTTCGAACTCTCCAGACACCATCGCTAATTGTTTTATAAAGGCTGCAATACCGGCCACCGTGAATGCTGTTCCAAGCGTACTTGCGAGTTGTAGTGCGATTCCACGTTGGGTCAGGAAGGCTCGGCTTGTCATACCGGAATGGTTTGCAAGATTCTGCTGTGATCTTGCTGCGGCATTAGCGGCTGTCGTAACTCTAGATGCAGATGCGGCTGCTTGGTTTTGAGCGATAACTAATCTCTGGGCAGAAGTGAGTGCGGCATTGTTGGATATTGTTTGTGCATTACCTAATGTTTGCTGTGCGGCAGTATTGCGTTGATTTATGCCCACCGCCTGTAAGTTTGTTACATTTAGCGCGGCTTGTGATCTCGCCCTTACGTCTGCTGCTCTTGCTGCGGATAGATCCGCCTTCGCCAACCTCTCAGTGGTTAGTGCATTTTTGGCTGTAATCCCTGCCGACTGACTCGCTAAAGCCAAATTCGCCTTAGTTATGGACGGGTCTACCAGAGCTGCCGTTATTTTTGCTTTTGCCTTTGCAAGTTGCGCATCTAATTGCGATTCATCGACTCCAAGTGTATAATGCAGATCTCCAAGTGATACGCCCATGTTATGCTTCGTTTAATATTGGTTCTGTGCTGTTAAGCAACTTTGTTAAATCTATTTCTACGCCTTCCTTCTCTTTCTGACTTGCCAAATATCTCTGGTATATCTCCTCGTTGGCAATAACGGATTCATCGTAATCCTGCTTGGTATAGCCAGCTTTCTTCTTGTTGTATTCAACGTGAGGCAGATCAGAAGCCATTAGTGCTATTTTTGCATTACTAAGAACGCATCTGTAAGTGTATTCCTCTATCGAAATCAGTCCCCACAGTAGCCGAAGCGGTTCTAAAGCCCAAGGGTACTTTTCTCCAAAAGCGGCTTTTGTGCCGAGGTAAGTTCTTGAAGGTATTGCTCTGCTTCCACTTTCGTCATCGTCCTCATCGTGTCCATCATCGTCGCTGCCAATACCATACTCACATAATACCCCTCCACTCCCATTTTTTTTTTACCTTCCATTATAATTGGCTGTAACTGCTCAAAGTCATATTGCTTTACGTAAAATAGCCATCTCCAATGTATTGCATGAAAGAATTTGATTGTCCAAAAATTATTTAGGATTACGTAGGATGCAATTTTAGCGACTATTTTTACTTTAGTTGCCATGAATTTTACCACCTCTTTTGAATCCATTTCGGATGGAGCTTCATTTTCAAGGAACGCTTGGCTTACTTTGTTTGTGGTGTATGGCTTTAACCAAGTAATTTGGTAGGACTTTTTTGTTCTGGGAATCTCAACCTTCGTCGGAAGGTTCTGATCTATGCTGATAAGTTCTTTTTGTGCTGTTTTGCTGGGCTGTTTCATCGTCTGCTGTTTGCTGTTAAAAAGAAGGGTGGCAACACATGTGCGCCACCCCTATTATTGAGAGAAGAAAAGAAGTCTCTTTACCCGATTACACGTTAATAGCGTTCAGGATGATGAAGTCAGATTTCAATGGATCTGGATTTGCCAAAACATCAAACTTCAGTTCGATTGCGCCCGCCGTAGTAGAAGAAGGTGGAACCAATTTACGAGAAATGGAAAGGTTGTAGAAGATGTAAGCCTGATCCCCTGATCCCACCTCAACCTTAAACATTAAGTTAGGATCTTTAAGGTCAAGTTTCATTCCTACTGCCTCGTAAGATTTACTACCAACTACAAGAGGAGCTAATACTGTGGCCGTTTCTGTTACGGTATTGAAGAACATATTCAACATTGCGGTTGATGTATTCGGAACCTGCCATGTTGCTGTAATCTTTCCGGCTTTCGTTACAGAGTAGATAGGGGCTTCTGATTGGTCGGTGAAGATTTCAGTAACCGTACCGTCCGCTTGTTCCAGCTTGAATGTATCGCGGATACTCTGGAAGGTTTCAACCCATGTTGCAGATAGCGGAGTTGTAGATTTGGTTGCGGTGTAAAATTTACCAGTACCGACCGCGATAATGCTTGATTTTGCTGAATTTGCCATTTTAATTATTGTTAAATTTTATTAAAACATTTATGTTAATTGCGTCAACGTCATAGCCTGTTCCGTCAAGCCCTAACGGTA